TATTTTCACCTCCAAACCCCTATAAAAAGTTATGCACCTATTGAGCCATGATGGCCATAAGCAGATACCCAGCCCTTTGAAAATCTCATCCTTGCTTCGTGAATTATAGCATCACTCGTATCTGAAGCTACACCAACTTTCTGGTTTATCTTTTCACGCCAAAAGAAAATTAACTGTCTCTTTTCTTTATCCGTTAACAGCATCCATAAATCCGGGTCGGTAATATAATCGTCTAATAGATATTTTAATCCTCTATCTTTTATGGCATTTATATCCCTATTAGCCGTTCCTGCTTTATCGGCATTTATCAGTAATTGCTTAAAGATAAATTCTTGCTCTGACCCACCAAGTAAAAGAACCGGCATTAATCTTAAAGGATTACCATAATCATCCACAGTTCCCCTCATAGCAGCGAGTTCGGTCTCTAAAACAGTAACTGAAATATCTGAATCAACAGCTGGTCTGTTTGACCAAGATCCGCCATCTGAACGAGGATGGTCTGTAGCAAGTAGTGATTTCCCATCAGGGCCAAGATAAGAACCGTTTTGTGCTCTATCGATTACAGTTGCGGCTTCCGTTTCAATAGTCTGTATAGCAGAAATAGCCATTTTCTGTGGAACTTTCCTTAACTGCCCGGAAGTATCATCGTCCATCGGTTCTTTTGCCATTTTGGAATATAAAGCAAGGGTGTCGTGTGTAAATGTTTTATCAAATTTTTGCTTTATCGCACCATAGCCTGTCTTAGCCTTACCGGGATACTTTTTTACAAACAGCGGTAAGCCGGTAGCACCGCTCATCTTTTCAAATTCGTGTTTAGAAGTTAAAACATTAAAAATACGGTCAAAAACTGGAGTTTCTGATTTAATTCCATCGTCAAATATTTTCATAAAATCCTGTGCTACAAAATCAGGAATCTGACCACTTGTTACTATATTTCCCATAATATTTCCTCCTGTCTAAATTTATATGTCTTCTACTTGTGATACTGCGGCTAAAAATTTTACAATTACACGACCATAAGTATCGCCGACTGTATCACCTTCATACATTTCTACGATATTTATTGCATCGTGGCTATCATCGCTAATGTCTACATAACATTTATTGTTAGCCACAACCAAAGCCCAGGGGCCGGTGTCTATCAATGTCCAAGCACTAACTGCATCCCCCGGTGTTCCGTGATAAACATTCATTATGAATTCGGTATCAGCATACGCTTTGACAACAGGAATCATTGTCCCTGTATTTCCCGATGCGTCTCTATTGGCTATTCCTATAAGTGTAGTAGCATCAGATGCACAAACCGTTAACGCACCACTGTTTAAATAAACCACCTGCCCTTGTTTAAAACTTTGAGATGCGGCTTCCGGGTAGTACCCAATTTTAGCATCCTCATCATGAGCAGCACGAGCTGCCTGTAAAGTTATTGTTGCCATACTTTAATCCTCCTATTATTCAGGGATTTCCCTTTCAATTTTTGTTTGTGAAACCACATTGCCGGGTTTGAAACCAGGCACTTTCGCAATTGCTGTGTTTAATGCACCATCTCTCGCTTCTTCTTTTACCGAAATGCGTCTTTCCATTTCTGTATTGCGCTGTCTAAAGGCTTTACCTGAAATTGCCATAAGAACGCTATCTCCAACAGTATACATTGAAGTTACGGGCTTTCCTAAAGCATCTGAAAGCTGTGTTGCCTGAGCTGCTTTTTTAGTTTCTTCGGTATGTTCTACAAAAACATAACCTTCTCCTAACTTTTTGGCAAGTCTTTTTTCGTCTCTGCGAATATTAACGAAATGAGTATCCTTACCATATTTTGCCCTTATGCTATCAGGGACATCAAGTCCACTTCTCGGGCGCCAATCATTTGTTAATACAATCTTATCAGCCATAATTCCTCCGTTTTTTTTATTTTGATTCCAGATATTTTCCATATCCGGTTTCCTTAGTTTTTTCTCGTGATTCTTTAGTCCCGATTACTTCCTTCGGGTCTAAGTTATACCTGCGACAATATGCTTCCTCGGCGGGTGTAAGTGTTATTTTAACCTGTTCCTCAGGTTTTCTTTCTGTTCCACTTTCCGTTCCCGGGGGTTTAGCGGGGTCGCCGTGAACTGCAAGAATGGCATTTTCTTTAATTTGGTTAAAGATGCTGTCCTGATTGGCAAATAATACATCTTTCAGTATTTTTGTCATTGCACCAGGTGCTGCCCTCTTTTCTGCTGGAAGCTTTTCTAACTCCGCTTTTATTTCTCCCTCATATTCCTTGAAAATAGGGTTGTCTTTAATAGACTTCAAACTATTCTCACTTTGAGAAGAAAATAAAGCGTCTTTCAATGGGGCCAATGCAGTCCCCAATTCCAAAGATATAATATCTCTAATACCCTGAATCTGTTCAAATGGCATTCCCATTTCATTAGACAACTTATCCCGTTGTTCTTGTATTTCCCATTCTGATAAAACCCTGTCTTGCTTTGTTTCTTCTGCGGGTTGTCGTTGTAGAGATACATTCTCTTTTCGGAGTATAGCCGCTTCCTGCTGGCTCGTATTCATACCCTTAACAGCATTCTTATAATCTGCTGCTTGTTTTGCTACATTCTCAGGGGTGAAATCTCCATATTTTGCTGTGTCATACCATTCTGGAGTTCCGTTCCCTTCATCTAACAAGGATTGATTGTTTAAATCGCCCTCACCTTTTCCATCGTTCTCTTTCAAACCGTCTTTATCGCCTGTGTCGATTGTTACATCGTCAGGCAATGAGAGTTGGTCTTCAATGTTCATTCGTCTTCCCTCCTATTTAGTTTGTTTCCTTCTTAATTCTTCTTCTTCGTCTATAAGTCTTTTATAAAAATCATCTAATTCAGATAAAAACATTAAACCTTGATTTCTTCCCTTCAATACCAAATCTTCACCTGCAATTAAATTAACACCTTTTTTTACTGATGGCAAATTATTATTTATTGTCTGTATATTATCAGAAATTTCTTCTTGTATATCTTGCAATAGCAAATTAAAAACTTTGCCCTTTGTCAGCCTGTATTTTTCTCTTAATTGTTCTAATTCCTTCTCAGTCATTTTATTCTTCCTCATCAGCTACTTGTGCTTCTAAATATTTATCTCTAAATTCTTGTAACATCTGTTCTTTTTGTTCTTCTGACAAATTGGTATTAGCATCAAGTTTTTGACGGAATTCTTCTTCATCTCGTTCAAGCTTTTCTAATAGCAATTTATCTTTTTCCTGCTGTAGTTCATTGGCTTCTTCAGCTAATGCTTGCTCATACTCTGCTAATTGCTGTTCTTTTTGCTTCAATTCTATTATCATTTGTATTTCTTCAGGCATTCTTAAAAACCTTTCTTTTAATACAGGATTAAGCGTTTCCAATAAATATTTTTTAACTTCATATTTGTTTATCTCCCCGCTTTCATCTTCTTTGAACAAATCATAACACAATAAAGCAATTTGCTTTTCCTTTTCTATCATAACGGAAACAGCATTTTTCAACACAAATATATCCATCTCGTCAATATATTCCAAATGTTCTCTTTTTAATGTCATTTCTTTTTTGCCTACCCAAAATTGTATTCCTGCGGATGGCATATATTCATATAAGCATTGTGCAGTTTGGATAATGCCATCTTTTACCGCTTCTTGTAAATTCTTTATCAGCGGATCAAGTGTAACTTGGAATTGCTCCAGGAGCATTGCTGTTCCTGATGCTGTGGCTTTTTTGTTGATACTACTTTCACGTCCCATAGAATAATCGGCAACAAGCGACTTCCTTTCTAATAAACTTAAAACAAAATCTTCTTGATATTTTAAATCTAATTGCTTGTTACCCATTTGGACAACTTTTAGAATACTATCTAAATCTTTTACTGAGTTAGCATTTACAGCACGGAACCTACCGGGTGCCAATTCAAATTTATCAGGATTAAACCCTTTAATCGGGATATAAAACCCGTTCATTGTATTGTTTAAAGTATTGTTGTTTATTATATCATTGTGTAAAGTATCAAGTTCATCGTTCAGCGGGCCCAGCCTTTGTGGTTGTGATTGTCCTGTTATTTTGCCGGCAATTAGGTAAAAGGGCGCTGTAACATAAGGCTTTCTTTTATCAAAGAGTTGGTTAAGGTTATAATAATGCAGACAATCTTTTTCTTGATTATAAATAAAATACCATTCTTGTTCTTTGCCATCATCTTTTGCATCATACGTTATCCAAAATTCGTATAAATCAAATTTATTTGTTCTGGTTTCATTAAACCCCTGATAATCTCTTTTAACGTCCTCGTCTTCTTCTATAGAAACCGGCTGTCCTGTTTTTTTATCTTTTGCATCTTCCTTGAGTTTATCGGCATTGAACCAGTCCTCTTCTCGCTCTTTGCGTTTTAATTCACTATAACTCTTTTTAATTTTTTCATAAGTAAAGTATCCTTTTTGTATGTCATCAGAATCGCTGTCAAAGCCAAAGTTGATTAATGGAACATTTTCCCAAATTGCACCAACAGCAATTTCTTTTTTGCCGTCTTCTATTGCTAAGTCTTTACCTAAAACCTTATATATTCGTTTTTTTATATTTCCAACTGTTTTATCTACAAAACCATATCTTTTTATTTTTTTGCTTATATATTTAATTGGGCGTATCTTCAATGTTATAGTTCCTTCTACAACATCATACTGAAACCCCTTTATCAAGACTTTATCTACTTTGGTTTTCTTACGCCAAAAATGATTGAAATAGTTTCCTATTATTTCAGCCGCTTCTATTCCTTTTGGGGTGTGTCCAACAAACTCGGTTAATTCTATTTCACCAACAGCAGCGTTAAACCTTGCCTCTATCGTGCTATCTGAATATTCAATAACCCCTGTTTGTATATCGGCACTTCCAACAAAAGGAAAGTCTTTATCTTTTTTACACGAATATTTGCTGAAATGCCGTGTCCAATTCTCTTCCAATTGGTCTTTTAATCCCTGCCGGTTGACTTCTTCTTGTGTCAATACAATCTTGAGAAATTCACAAACTTTTTTTTGTTCAGAATCAGATAGTTTTATTTCAGGTTTCATTCTATAATTGCCTCTATATCGTCAGGTGATAAAATCTTATATTTTATATTTTTTAACTCTATGTCAACACCCTTTAAAGCATTGCCAAAAAAAACCCTGTCCCCTATCTTAAAACCGCAGAGCGCCGTATCAACAATAGCACCAATTCCGGTAATTATTCCTTTAGTCGCCCATTTCTTAAATTGGGTTGGCATATGTATAATTCTGGATTTTCCACAAAAATCAGATACCTCAATTGGCTGAACTAAAACCCTATACCCAATTACCCTAAAACCCATAGAACTTTTTGATTCGATAAGCGATTCCATTATTGACCTGTTTTCCCCCTTTTCATCATTCGGATTGATTCTTTGTATTTCCTTTCTATTTCATTCGGGTCATTCATTTCTGTTGTGGACATAAAAGTCAATGATAAAGCATCCGTGTCATCAGGCGATTCAATACCTAAATCCTTTTTTGGCATCAGTTGAATCTTACCTGATAAATTCCTTCTGTATCTCTGCGCCAACAATTGGGGTTTCCAGCTCTTTTGCTGAAATAACTCACCGCCACTTCTTATCCATTCCTTTATTCCCCAATAGCCTAATGCCCTTAAATTCAAAAATCTTATAGCGTCGTCTTCGTTATCAGGCTTATCTTGTGGCAAAATACCATTGATTAGCGCACTGTCAGGCATATACAGCAAAACCTTTGCACCTTCACCAAATATGTCGATAAAAACAAACTGTGCGTCTATCTTGTAATATGTCATCAGGGTAAGTGTCTTTTGTGCTATTCCTTTTGGGTTACTGACGCTTTCCCTTGCCACACACATAGCAATAAAATCATCTCTTATAACCCAACTGGTCTTATTACTGCCTTCACCTGCAACATCAATTCCTAATACTCGATTACCAACGAATCCTTGCCGGGTAGTAAAACGCAAGTCCGGCGCTATTAATAGGGGAACATATCCCTTCGCATCAATTATTTCAGCTTTCGGAAACTCACCTAAAACCCTGATTTTATACTCATCGCTATCCTTTCCGTGCTTGGTGATAATTCGCTGTATGAAACCCTCTTCAACAATTGGACTATCTTCAGAATTGAAATGCAACAATTGCCAAGCCGGGGCATCTGTATGGTGCGAATCATAAAAATAACCAGTCAACCGTGTTGGATTGGAAATCATAATAAAAAGTATTTTTTCTCCAGTCAAAGAACCCTCTGCGGTATTGTATATCTCATCTGCAACCCCGGAGGATTCATCGGCCACAAACATAACGTGCTTTCCGTGAACTCCCGCCAGTGCTTCCGGCTTCTCTTTCCGGGCTGTCCTTGCCCTTGCAAACCACGTATTGGGGCTATCAACAATTCGTATATAATTACTTTGGTATTCATATTTAGCTTGAATCTTTTCGGGCATTTTGTAAAGCCATATTGCTATCTCTTTCCATAGAATATCGTGTATTTGCTCCGATGTCGGTGCGGTGCAGGGAATTTGAGCATTTTCAAAACAAAACTCAAACCACAAAATTAACCATGATAAACCGGTGTCTTTCCCTGTTCCATGCCCGCTTTTCACGGAAATACGGGATTTTCCCTTTCCCGTTATTGCCATTTCAACGGCATGGCATAACATAAACTGTTGCCACGTTATATGCTTGCCAATTACGAACTTGTCAAAAAACTCTACTTTTATGTCGTCATACTGCTGGTTGGCTAATAATGTGAATACCTGTTCTTTATGCTCAGATAATATGGGCTGTGGAACCAATCCCCACATTTTCTGCATAAATAATAAAGGACTTTTCCTAAATTCTATAATAAGGTCAATATCTTCGGTTGTCATAGTTTATCTCGGGAATTATCGCTAATTTCTCCATACCGCTTCACAATCTCTTTCGCAGTTTCAATCCCCAGTATATCGTCATACCCGAGTAGTATATATACCCGCCCGTCGTCCTCTATCTGTTTTCCTGCGTATCTCCCGAATAAAACCCTATCCCCAATTTTCACTTCTACTGGGACATATGCCCCGTCCTCATACCTCCCCGGCCCCATTGCTACAATTTCACCAACTGCTGGTTGCTGCTGGAGAGTTTCTGGGATAAATATATTCCCTGCTTTTTCCTCTGCATCATCGGGTCGTATTAATAT